CTACTTACTGACCACAAGCGGCAAATCCAGTGTTGGTGTTATTTTGGTTTTACGATCGTAAATCAACACCTGATTTTCTGTTTTGTGTCCACTGAAAATTTGTTTGTCGCGACTGCTGCCTTCGTAATCTGAAATCCCTTTGGCTTTTATGTCATGGAAGTTGCACCCAAACGGAACGCCGGCTTTTTGCTCGGCTGCACGTTTAGCCTGATTCCACCAGTTGTTCAGCGTCTTGGCTATTACCTTCCCGCCTTTGGTTGTGTTGATCACATACTCGCATGTGCCGGAAGATACATTTCGGGCTAACTGGATCGCCGTACGTAATCGCGGAGACCATTCCTTGATTTGTTTAGTGCCGGTCTTGTTTTGCTCAATGTAAATCCCTTTCTCCATAATATCCTGCCATTTCAGCTCGAGTACATCACCGAGCCTTGCCGCACAAAGATAGGATATCTCCATTGCAATACGTAACTGTGGAATTGCTTCCGCATATATTGCAGCATACTGTTCATCGGTGATGTAAACAGTACGGGCTTTAAGTGTGAATTTTCTGACTCCTTTGCATGGATTATTTTTCACATACCCACGCTCATATCCCCATCCGTATACACGGCTCAGACTTGCCAGTTCATGGTTTGCTTGGGTCTTGCTCTCAAGTCCTCGCTTATCCATGAAAATTCTTACCTGTTCAATTTTTACATTATCAGCAAGCACTTTTCCGAATACTGCCAACAATGCCCTTTGATGTTGCCGATAATCTTTTTGGGTTCGGGGGGCCAGTTCTGTAAATGCAGGGGAGTCCATAAACATGTGCCATAATTTAGCTACTGTCATTATGTTGTGGAGTTTTGCTTTTTCCAGCTCATAATTTTGCCAGACTTTAGCTACGCTGGTTTCCCGCACTCTTCCGAGCCCTATAGTTCTTGTGCTTCCTTCGGGTTTCCATACGTAACTGTAACCATTCGATCTAACACGCGGTGGTAGTGCATTATCTTTTTTGTTTTTTCTTGGTCTTCCCATTGTTCAGCGCCTCAAAATCGGGTTCAGCGGAAACCAGTTCAGGTGCTTTTGGCATCGTAGTCAGTCCGTGTGGAATATCCCTGCGAAGAACTATTGGTTCGTTTTTAGGACCGATTACAAATGGGATACCGTGCAGCCTTAACTGGTGTTGCTGTTTTGTGTATCGCTCGTATTTCGTGATCTCTTGAATCTCTGCTGGCGATAGAGTTAATTCGTACATGTGGTCACGTGCCTTACAGCATGACCGCCGCCAATATAATTCGGGGACGGCGATCAGGGTTGAACATTAAAAATCAACCGGATTCGGGATCAGTTTTTGCCAGATTGCTGAAACGTATTTTGCCTGGTAACGGGCGTCATCAAGTGCATTATGGCGCTCACCTTCGAATGGAATAGCCATTCTGGCATCGAAGTCTATGGCTTTCCCCAGCTCAACGATTGTGCGTACATCGCGATCGTTGTAGTAACGCCACGGGCAGGGGATCCCCTGCCGTTCGTATGAACGGCGCAAAATCGTGTTGTCGAAGTTGGCTCCATTTCCCCAGACCTGAACAAAAAATTCACCGGAGTTTTCGTCGATAAATTCCCGCAATTGTAACAGTGCATCATCTAACGGGATTTCATCGGTCATAATGGCAGATTGCGCTTCGCGTGATTGCTTAAGCCACCATTTAATGGTGTCCCGATCAATGACTCCGCCAGCAGTTTCCAGATCGATAGTCTTACTAAATTCCGGTCCCATATCTCCGGTTTGCGGATCGAAAAATATTGCACCTATTGAGATAATCGGGGCATCAGGATTTTTTCCCATGGTTTCAAGGTCGATCATTAGATGGTCACACGTCCTGCTGGTGGATGTGATAACGTGATGACCGTTCACCGTAATTAAGGGATCTGCCGTCTCGCCAGTTTCACTATCGCTGGCGTGATCCTGAGCGCTGCCAGCATTCTCTTTGTGTGGATGTTCAGCGCCTTCCATTTTCTCCGAATCGTCTTCCTGAACTTCAACCTGGTTCTTGTCATCGAATGTTTCCTGGTATGTTGCGTCGCCCATCACCGCACCACAATCAGGGCAGTTGCCGCCGCCGGTCTGACCGCAGGCGGTGCAGACTTTTTCCGCTTCCTGTTGCGCTACTGGCTCAGGTTGTTTCGTTTCTGGCTCGTTTTGTAACGCATTTGGGCTGTTTTGTTCCGCTTTCTGGTCGTTCTGTTCCGTTTCTTGCTGGTTCTGATTCACTGAATCGCGGGTTTCAATCCCCTTCACCCATTTCGGATCATTCGGGTCGCTAATCCCTGCAACAAATTCACCACGTGATACAGCAAGCAACTTATCGGCGTCAGGCTGGCTGATATTGGCTGCCTGCATAATTTTGTTTACTTCGTCAGCGGTAACTTTTACCGGCTCTGGTTGTGCGGTCGTGTCAGATGCACCAGTATTTTGTTGTGAACCTGAGTATGTACCGTTTTTACGGGCAAAATATTCTTCTTTCGTGATTTCAGTAGCCCCTGCAGTCAGCGCCTTATTCAGACCAGAAAGTTTGTTTGCGCGACCATATTTTTCGCCATCCTTGTCGGTGAAGAGGAAGTAGAACGGCCCCTCACGCTCTACAGATGGTTCGACTTCCACTTTGCATTCGGTTTTTTCGTTGTCCGGAATTGCCGTTTCCACTGCATCAGTTTCTGGTACTGGCGACGAGAGAGTATCAGTTGCGCTCTGATTTCTTCCTTCATCTTCAAACACGCCCTTTGTAGTCAGGTATTCAGTAATGTATTTGTTCAGTGCCACAGGGTCTTTGTGAATGTCGATCGGACGTTCACGGACAAGGCCAAAAATAGTCTGGCGGTCGTAGCGAAGGGCATCAGGCTGTTTGCGCATTGATGCCGAGATACGCTTCCAGTCTTCGCGGTCGTTGTCGATAACTTCATTTTTTGCCCAGCGATGGATGCTGCCGTCAATGTTTCCGGCATCCACATCACCAGGCCAGAGAGCGTAGGCCAGTTCGTCATCCAGTGTTTTCCATGTCTGCTTGTATTCGCGATGAGTGGCAGCAATGACCGGGCTGATTTTTCCTGTTGAATTGTCAGTGTACTGTTGATTGGCTCTGGCGCGGGCGAGATCAACAACAGACGTGTATTTTCCGGTTTCCTTGCGTTCACCTTCGCGACGTTTTTTCCAGATGCGCATCTCTGCCTGAATTTCGGGCCATTTAGCACCAGGAATACATTTATGCTTAACCCACCCAATGGCGTGCAACTTAAGCTCCGGATACATGGCGTTAACTTCTGGCATTTTCATCAACGCTTCAACGATATGTCCGTCGAATGTTGCCATGTCTTCCTGCAACAATTCCTGTGCGCTAATAACCATATCAACGGTGATGTTTTCACATGTGTCGAACTTAACCAGGACCGCGTTCTGTACTTCAGGGGACAGCTTGTCAAAATTGACGTTCATCGGATCGGATTCTGGTTCGACCGGAATAAAGGAAGCGGATTCCTCATCCCAGCAGTTTTCCTGCATATATTCGGTATCCCAGGAGTCGATGGCAGGGCGGGGCATGCCGGGTTTATCCTCGCAAACAAGAAATTTATAAGCGCAGTCCTGAGCAGCCGGATATTGCTCCAGGAATTGCCAGGTAAATTTGGCTCGGGCGCGGCGTTCGTCGCCGGCTTCAATGGCAGTGGCTACAGCGACTGCACCTTCTTCCTTTATTGCCTGTTCGTCCGGAATGGCGGCGCAAATAAAGACTTTACTCATTTTGTTTTAACCTCATTACAGATTTAAGGGTGAACAAATCCCTGCCATTGCTGGCATATAAAAATGAAACCGGATATTAATTACGGTGCTGTTTTAAGTCCTGCCGGGATTTCGTTATTGTCCATGCGAATAACTTTATCAACCGGATAACAGTTGCCGGGAATTTTCTGTTCCGCTGCGGCAGCCATGCATTCTTTCATTGAGTCATGTATACCAATAACAAGATCGACTGGCTCGCCTGTATTAAGAAAAACCGTCAGAACGAGTGCAAATACTGTATTCATTGTCATCGTCCTTTTTGCATCAGGCGTAAACGGGCCAGCATTGAAACAATGCATATTTGATTTAATAGCTCCCGTTCGTGTTTTCTCTTATTAATGGCATCTTCAGTAAATACAGGGTTACTGATTCTGACACCAATTTCAAAACAACCTTCAGACGTATTGACGTTTGGTAATAACGTTTCCATTATCGCATCCTCAACAATGAATTTTGTGATGCGGTGCCTGGTGCCTCCAGGTGACGTTAACCAGTTAATAATTAACGCCGGATACAGAGAACCCACCCATAAGAACCAATACGGAAGTCAACTGGCCTTTTTAACTGTTCCGCGTGCGCTGAGCCGCATTCACCGCATCACAAAATTCACTTTAAAAAGGGCGGGTATCACAAGGGAAAACAAAAAACGGATACCCGCCAAAAGGTAATCAACATGGGTTGTTGCAGCGGGGTTGTCACTTAAGCGTATGGTCAACCTGACAACCCGGTGCCACTAATGGGGTAAGGATAACCCCGCCATACTTACCGCCGCGCCATTTCGCGGATTGCCACAACCGGAAGTGCACGGTCGACGAAAATTTAACGACAGGCTATCTATGAACCAGCTACCTCGCCGTACGCTTTCGCGTTGTGTGCCTGCTTTTAACCACGTCAGGCGAGGTGGTTCCTGTTATTCCCCAACAACAAGAAATTTGTATAATCCGGATATCCCCAACAACGAGAAGAGTACTCAACGTGATAGCAGAACTGTCAGCGGCTATGGCTGCGATAAAGGAGACAGCTGGTCTCGCTAAGGTTATTAATGACGCAAAAACGGATGCAGAAGTTAAAGCCGCAACTATTGAACTTCAGAACAAACTAATCACGCTTCAGGCGGAATGCTTCTCTCTTTGCGATGCGATCCGCTTTCGTGATGAAGAGATAATGCATCTCAAAGCAAAAATTGCAGAGACAGAAGATTTTCAGCGACAGGCGGAAGGTTACAAGCTTAACAAGCTTGATTCTGGAACCCTTGTATATTCCAAGAAGCAATTTATAGGCGATACTGAGATAACTGTGTATCTTTGCCCACAATGTTTTGGAAAAAAGGTAATATCTGTACTTCAGCCAATGGAAATAATGCGCTTTGATGCTCATTTTCGTACTTTTTGCCCCGCTTGCAATAATAAGTTCTGGATGAACTCAAGATAATTAACCGTTTAAATAAGTTGGGACTATCCAGATTTTTAAAGAACGTACCGGATGCTCACCCGTGTCCGGCGCACGCACTCCACCTGACCCGTGAAGAACTCCTTAATTACCAACCTTAGCTTCGTTGGTTAGCTATTAACGCGGGTATGAAATCATTCTGGCAATGCTTAATGCCGCTGCTTTTTCCAGCCTGGTGATATCCTGCTCCAGAGCGGACAGATTTTCAGCCTGCTTAGCCCTGGCTTCATTGGCCCATTTCAGATCCTGCGCTGCATTAATTTTCTGGCGCATCCACTCATAAAGTTCATCATCGGTATAGTCTGGCGCGATGATGACGGGTTCTCGTTTCTGCATACTGATTCCTCGCGGTGCTGCTTCGCTTATCAGCCGTTAGATTTTGCCGAGCTGGAAAGCGCCTGTTTAAACTCACTGAAGCTGAGAGCTTCTTCGCCTTCGGCAAGGCCTTCGAAGTATTCTTCGTAAGCCTTTTCCATGATTGTGTCGAAATCCATATCACTCACCTGAGTTTCTTTCCAGCCAGCGACGCGCGCCAGATTCGGTTTTAAACGTTTTGCTTTTGGTATACGTCATCGCAGTGAACGTGCCGTCCTGGTTGGGGAACACGCCACATACCAGAGATTCGCTGTTGCCAAGATCGATAGTATCCATGCTGACCTCATTTCCCCTTAACGCCGGGGTGGCGGAACAAAAACCTGCTGCATAGTTAAAGTTGAACCCTGCCGTCATGTTCTTACGCCTCGGGCTGGCTACTTAACCCCTGACCACTGCCTGGTAACTCGAAGTATTGCCCTGCGTTCTGTGGGGCGGGGTGAGGTGGTATACCATAAAACTAAATCTATTTAGTTTTATAGTCAAGTGTGATCTAGATATATTTAAAAAAGGTCGACAAAGCCGACCTCTGATTGAAAAACAAAGTGGAAGCTATAGGCTGAACTGCACACCTTTTGCTACAGCAACAATTTTACATTCAGGTGTCAGTAAGGACGATTGATAGCGAGGATTGAGGGGGCTTAAATACACGAGTTTTCCGTCGATGACTAATTTTTTTATAGTCATAGATGGTTCGTTTGTAAGCGGATCTGGGACTATTACAGCGACGATACTACCATTTTTATATTTTTCTCTAGGCCTCATGATCACTGTGGCACCAACCGGAATGCTTGGCGACCCTGATGGGTTGTGCATAGTGTCATCAGGCATTGAAACGGCAAAATCCCCCTCCTTGACGTCAAAGAATGTGGTGATTCTGTCGGCATTTCCCATAGTTTTCTCTCCTTCTAAAATTAGGAAAGAAATTGCTTCCCCCCATGAAAGATAGGGGATTTGGGTGCCTGAATTGTTCTGCACAAGGGTAGGTTCAGTAGACGATACTCCATATAGGAGATAGGACTCAGTAGTTCCTAGTGCTTGGGCTAATTTACTAAGAGCTTTGCTACCGGGTTCGTTTAGGTCTTTCTCCCAGTACCCTATAGTTACCCCTGTTACGCCAGAAAGCTTGCCCAGTTCGACTTGGGTCAGTCCCTTGTCTTTTCTGAGTCTCTTAAGCCTAATGCCAAGGCTTTCCATCATCATCTCCCGTGAATTGAATATAAATTATTTTAGATTGCATTGACCTAAAAAAAATTATCCTTTAATCTAAAAATACTTAGTTTTAGGAGGGTGAAATGCGAGTTGATGAACTTGTCCAGTTTTTTGGCTCTGTTCAGAGAGTTGCCGATTTTTATGGGATAACCCGTGAAGCTATATACATGTGGCGCAAACGTCCTGGTGAAATAGTTCCCAAGGGGAGGGCCGCGGAAGCTGCCGCATACTCCAAGGGAAAATTATCTTTGAACCCAGAACTTTACAAAAAGAAGGATAACACCTTGAACGAAGGAAAGAATGATTCATGAAAATCAAGCATGAACACATCCGCATGGCGATGAATGCCTGGGCGCGTCCTGATGGCGAAAAAGTTCCAGCAGCTGGAATAACCCAGGCTTATTTTGAGTTGGGTATGACGTTTCCTGAACTGTATGACGATAGCCATCCGGAAGCCCTGGCTCGCAATACCCAGAAAATTTTCCGCTGGGTAGAGAAAGACACCCCTGATGCAGTTGAAAAAATTCAGACGTTGTTACCAGCGATCGAAAAGGCAATGCCACCTTTGCTGGTGGCCAGAATGCGCAGCCACAGTTCAGCTTATTTTCGGGAGCTGGTGGAGACGCGGGAGCGACTGGTGAGAGACGCTGATGATTTTGTCGCAGTGGCAATCGCCGGTTTCAATCAGATGAACCGTGGTGGCCCGGCAGGAAATGCTGTGGCAGTACATTGACTGACAATAGCCATATCGAATCACTTCCGGCAACTCGTGAGTAAAAAGATTCGGTATCAGAAGAGGTGAGTATGGCTAACGCTTGGCTCAGATTATGGCATGACATGCCAAATGACCCTAAGTGGCGAACAATTGCCAGGGTGTCAGGGCAGCCAATTGCAACAGTGATGGCAGTGTATATCCACCTCCTGGTGAGCGCGTCACGAAATGTCACGCGAGGTCACATTGATGTCACGACAGAAGATTTGGCAAGTGCGCTCGACGTGACAGAAGAGGTAATTGATTCAATTTTGCAGACGATGCAGGGGCGGGTACTTGATGGTGATTTAATCACTGGATGGGAAAAACGCCAGGTACTGAAAGAGGACAATGGCAACGTTTCACAAACCGCGAAATCCCCGGCAGAGCGCAAGAGAGCGCAGCGCGAGAGGGAAAAATTACGAAAACAGAATGAGGGGTGTCACGACGAGTCACGCATATGTCACGACATGTCACGACGAGTCACGACAGATAAAGATACAGATAAAGAATTAAACCCCACACATAACGCGCGCGTGCGCGAGAGAGCTACGACCAGTGAGTCGAACGGTACGCCATCGCAGACACCGGAGCCCGAATATCTGGACGGCATGAGCGAACCCATCGGGAAATTTCCGATGACCGATGGCTGGCATCCGTCGCCGGATTTTCGACGACGGGCTGCTCTGTGGGGAGTGGCTCTGCCTGAGCCGGAATTTACACCAGCTGAATTTGCAGCCTTCCGGGACTACTGGGCAGCGGAGGGGAAAGTGTTCACGCAGATTCAGTGGGAGCAGAAATTCGCCCGTCACGTAAATCACGTCAGGGCGCAGGTTAAACCAGTCAGCAAGGGGGTAAACCATGCAGCAGCACCAGGTGGCACCGCATCACGAGCAGTTCAGGAAATTCGGGCAGCACGTGAGCAGTGGGAACGTGAAAACGGATTTATCAGCGACGGAAACGGCCTGGAAGCTGTGGGAACTCATGGGGGAGGTTTATTCGAACCGCTGGACCCAGAAGAACGGGGCCGCACCTTCGAAGCTCTGGATTGCACAGATTGGCGCGATGACTGAGCAGCAAATCCGTCAGGTCTGCCGCCAGTGCATGGACCGCTGCCGGACGGGTGAAACATGGCCTCCGGACCTGGCTGAGTTTGTGGCGCTGATTTCGGAGAGTGGGGCAAATCCATTTGGTCTGACGGTGGATGCTGTGATGGAGGAGTACCGCCGCTGGCGCAATGAGTCCTGGCGATACGACGGAAGTGATAAGTACCCGTGGTCTCAGCCTGTGCTGTATCACATTTGCCTCGAGATGCGTTCAAAGGGGATTGAGCGCCAGATGACCGAAGGGGAGTTAAAACGGCTTGCAGAATGGCAACTGACGAAATGGGCAAAGCATGTTGGTAATGGCCTGAGCATTCCGCCAGTCCGGCGACAACTGGCAGCACCAAAACGCCCGTCGGGACCAACGCCAATTGAGTTGCTGAAACAGGAGTATGAACGCCGGAAAGCGGCTGGTTTTGTTTGAGTTGAGAAGTAATTTTTACCGGGAGGAAATTTTAATGGAAACCGTTTTTGATGCACTGAAAGCAATGGGAAAAGCCACGTCGGTAGAACTGGCTGCGCGACTTGATATCAGTCGTGAAGAGATACTGAACGAGCTGTGGGAACTGAAAAGAAATGGCGTCGTTGATAAAACTGGTCACACCTGGTTTCTGGCTGGCGAAGGTGAATCCGGGGTAACCGAAGAGCAGCCAGCACAATCTGAAGTACCGGATGTGCTAACCGGGGTGGTCGAACAAAAAGTTACCGCTGACATGATGATTGAGTTTATCGGTCAGGAGGGGGCTAAAACGTGTGAGGAACTGGCGAGTAAGTTCGGTGTCAGCACTCGCAAGGTTGCTTCCACGCTGGCGGTAGTAACCGCAACGGGGCGGCTGGCACGCGTTAATCAGAACGGTAAATTTCGTTACTGCCTGCCGGACGGTAATTTACCAGCAGAGCCGAAAGTTGTATCGGTAGCGAAAACACCTGGTAAAGGCTTTCCTCAGCCAGCCGGTTTTGCGTTACCAGTACAGGACGCGGCAACACAGGAAGAAATTAAAACAGAAACTGTGGCGGACCTTGTGCAGTCACTGCCATCGTTCACTGAAACGCGAGCGAATGGCCTGATTTTACCATCGCTGCATATGGCAAACCGTGAACTGCGTCGGGCGAAAAGTCATGTCCAGAAGTGGGAGCGAGTCTGCGCCGCGCTGCGGGAGCTGAACAAGCACCAGGATATTGTCCGACAGATTGTCGATTCCTCCAGTCGTATTGTGTCGGAAAAGTGATTCCTGGGGAGGGCTTATGGCAAAAGTATTTACACAGAAAGAGCGAGAAAAAATTAAAGGGCAGATTGTTGATCTCGTACGCCAGAGCGGGCGAGAGACGTTACGACAACTGGAAGCTAAAACGGGGGCGACAAGATATCTGATAAGCGTTCTTGCCAGAGAGTTGGTTGCGAGCGGTGATGTATACAACTCTGGCTGCGGGTTATTCCCGTCTGAACAGGCTCGTAAGGACTGGCAAAACGCCCGCAAAAAGCTCTCAAGGGCAAAGGTGAAGAAAACGGTTGTGGTTGATCCGGACCTTATCTGGTCATTACCTGACGGAGAAATACGTCGCTACGACAGTCGTCTAAACATAATCTGTCGCGAGTGCCGGAAGAGCGAAGTTATGCAGCGCATACTGGCATTTTATCAGGGAAATGTTTGGTATTTATTGAAATGACGAGATTAAAGAGCATTAGTTCAGATATTAATTGACACTTCGGTTGCATAAGACTAGAACTACTGTGATTGGCATCTTTGTGCCAAAAACGGACATTACAGTGTATGGTTAATTCTGCCTGTCAAATAACTTACATTCATCAAATGTTCGAAATTATGACTTAGCTCAACAATTAGGTTTAGCATGGGTCATATGACTAGAGTGCAGCAACTTTCTGCTATAATTTAATAAGGATAAAAAATGCCAGCTTATGCTAATAAAGGCGGTAATTCGGGTATAGTGTTTTATGAGGTTACTCCAGATGCTATCACAGTACAGTTTAAAGATGGATGGAAATACGTTTACGATTCTACAAAACCAGGGGCTTTAACGGTCTCTAGGATGAAAGAGTTAGCCCAGGCTGGGCATGGGCTAAATAGTTTTATTAGTAGTGTGGTTAAGAAAAATTTCTCACGTAAATACCTTTAATTTTAATTGAGGGTGGGAAGGACTATCACCCTCATAATTCTTCACCATTCAATCAAGAGCAATTCAAGGTGATTTTTTCTGTACATAGTCGGTTAGTTAGCACTTCGTAATTTATTGAATAGAAGGCTTTTGGAACAGTATCTTCACTCGTGCTTATCGCCCAGCAGATTTAGCAAGAATAGTCTCGAGCATTTCTGGTACGTTGCCTTTAGCATTGATAGTTGCTGTTCGGTAAGCTAGTTGATTTTTTGAGAGATTGATTCCTGTAAGTGCTTCAATTTCGTTGCAGGCCTTACCCCATTCTACCCAGTTTTCAGACAAAAAAGATTCAAGATGATCCGCAAATATAGCAATATCATTAGTAACTGTTGCAGCTGGAAAATCCTCTTCGGGCATACCAAAGTATCTAAGCAGACTTCGATTCTCCATTGCGTGATTATTCCGCTCGGCATCGATAGCTCCCTGCATTTTATTTTTCGCTTTGGCACGAGCTTCAAAACCCGCATCTGCATCGAAAAGCGCGAAAACAGGAACGCCAATTGTACTTAGAATCGCATGGGCAAGTGGGATTGATGTCTTTGAACCTACAGGAACAATAGAGATGCCAGCGGCTTCAAGCGAGCCGTGTGACTTCCTGTCGCCAATTCCATAAAACACCGATAATTCTGTTGTCCCTTCTACCAGAAAAGCTCTTTGGGCAAAGAGAGCTATTGAAAGCTGATCAGCTACATTATGGCCAAGCCTTCTATCAACTACTTCGGCATTAACAATTCCTTTTAATTTATCTTTGACATCTTCGATGGTTGCAAAGTGAACAGAAACAACGGGGTTTGCATCAGATGTTCGTGTCAATCGTCTAATCTGGTTGAAATGGCGAGCTTCAAGAAAGTATGGGCTGTGAGTCGCATATGTTATCTGTATGCGCTTATCCGCATCTTCGGCGAGTTCTCTGAGTACTTTTGCAAATGCTTGTGCTTGGATCGGATGCTGAAATAATTCTGGTTCTTCGATCGCAAGGCAAATAACACCTTCGGTAGAGGCTGCACCAGACTGAGCTAATAATTGGAGAGCAGAGATCAGTATCGTGCGTTGAAAGCCGTGCCCTTGCCTTTCGACTGCTGTTTCGGTTGTGCCATCAAGCACAGAAACTTCGAATGTGGTCTTGGGGGCCTTCAGTTCGATATTTGCAGGGGTAACTGTAACAGCACGACCGGGGGAGTAAGTCGTAACTACGGCGTTCAACTGCGCCGTCATATCCGCAAGTTGGGTTTCGAATTTTTCTTTGTAGACTTTCTGCTGCTGGACTCGGGATTCTTCAACAATCTTTGCAATTTCCTCATCTGCGGCGGTGCGATCAATCGAACGTTCAAGAATTCGACCAATAATACTCGCCTTGCCATCGAGAGACTCTTCACTGGCACGAAGATCTGCTGTTACCAAAACGTAATCAAAGAGACCGCTCATCTTGCCGCCACTGTTGAAACCGAAAAAGTTGGTTTGTAGGGATTCAAGTGCCTCATGTAGTAATTCTGTATGTGATGCTTCCCATGCAGTCATTGCTTCTTCGACAGCAAGCCCGGTCTTGGCAACGGGAAGATTGAATTCAGGATGTGCTTCTCGAAGAGCGTTGTACAAATCCTTCTTCGCTGTTGCTCCATTAGCAGCTTTAATATCGTTAAAATAAGGGAAACTTTTTGCGTTGGCAGAAAGCCTTTCTGAACCGTCGGGCGCGCGTAGCCTCCAGGCAGTGAATGTTGCTGCTCCCTGCGGAGCGTATTTGCCAAGTGCTTCACGATCTCTCTCAGTGAGGTTTGAGAAGGTAACCTGTACCTCAATATCTTTATCAATAGTTCCAAATGAGCAATCTTTTTCATTTAACATCCCGACCTTACCGTTGAAGAACCAATCAAGTGCTCGGAGAACAGTAGATTTACCTGCCCCATTCGGGCCAATGAACGTTGTAACGGAATCGAAGGGAATATTTATATCTGTCAAAGTACGAAAGTTTTTTATCCTAACGGAATGAATTTTCATTTTGCTTCCCTTCCCAATATTGTGCCTTTTGATCAGTTATCTGATTAGATGTCGGAAAAATCACCCATGGGTATAGACTATGCGAAAAGCCATTGGTTGACTACCTCAATGTATCCTGTATCAACAATGAAAATGTCCGTTCTTCGCTCACAGAGTTAGTGCGACAGCTTCGCACCAAGAGCTGACATTGTAATATCCGACAGGCTATTGCCTGTCAGTTAAGGGAGCAGTTACGTGTTATAAAAGGTCAGGCGGGATCCTGACTAGGCGTGTTTAAAGAAGTGCTGGTGGTGAGCGGGTGTTGTGTCCAATTTCCACAGAAAAAAAATCTGAGAAACTATACCCAATAGTTGTATTGAATCACTGACGAGACAGCCTCATATTTATCAGGACTGGCGTACGTCCAATTCAGGAGGTTGTCGTGCTGGTTCTCAAATGTGCGCTAGCTATTGCGGCTGTAATGGCAATTTATTGTCTTGCTGTTGTTCTTACGGATCGCCTTTCTGATTGATTTTATATTGGCGAGGTGACGTGAGTTAAGTAGAATTGCTGCGGGTGCTTGAGGCTATCTGTCTCAGGCATGAACACCAAAGGCAGATAGAGAAAAGCCCCAGTTAACATTACGCGTCCTGCAAGACGCTTAACATTAATCTGAGGCTCAATCTATGAACGGCAAATCTAGGTTAGCCTCTTACGTGCCGAAAGGCAAGGAGAAGCAGGCTATGAAGCAGCAAAAGGCGATGTTAATCGCCCTGATCGTCATCTGTTTAACCGTCATTGTGACGGCACTGGTAACGAGGAAAGACCTCTGCGAGGTACGAATCCGAACCGGCCAGACGGAGGTCGCTGTCTTCACAGCTTACGAACCTGAGGAGTAAGAGACCTGGCGGGGGAGAAATCCCTCGCCACCTCTGATGTGTCAGGCATCCTCAACGCACCCGCACTTAACCCGCTTCGGCGGGTTTTTCGTCGCATTATGAGGTTGTAATTTTAGCTACCATTAGACTATCCTAAGGATCTCAAACAGATCTATTTTGCATCAAATTTGGTGCATGGCTTTGCCAATAATCGGAAAACAAAAGGACTCATTAGTATGAGCTGCCCACTCAAAAAACACACGCGGTTGAGTATTCCGCCTCGCGATAAAAGCGTTGTGGCAGTCCCTCGCCCAGCGATTGATGAAAACTGCGCACATCGTGAACAAGTGAAAAATGCTTTTGATTTCGGTTTTTCTCGTTATGAGAAAGCCATGGAAGAACTTTCAAAAGTGTAATGATGGGTATTGTGCTCTATGGCTGAGATTGTTGAAGGAGTGCATTACCTTACGGTTGATGATCTTGTTGAAATCAATCGTTCCCTAATTGAATTACAGACGCCAGATGAGCCCGTTGGTGTTCTGAGTCCAGATAACTTAAGTTCTTCTCAGGCCCGTCCCAGCATGGTTCGATGGTATGAACAGACTAATGACATGTTTGTACTGGCATCGGTATTGATTGAAAGTCTGATTCAGAATCATCCGTTTGCTAATGCGAACAAACGAACAGCTATGATGGCTGGTTACGTCTTCTTGTTGTTGAATGGCTATGAGTTAACAGCACCAGGCGATGAAATCGTGGAAATGGCAGAGGGACTGGCCTGCAAAACCTATACTCGAGAAGATCTCGAGAACTGGTTGTGTTATTGGTCTCGCGCGTATGACAGCCGGGAATTATGTAAAACAGGCGCAACTATTGTTTTGTATGAAACTATCAAGCTTAGAATAGAACAGCAAAACTAAAGGCGCTTCCAATGAAAACCCGCTTCGGCGGGTTTTGTTTTTTCCGGGCATTCTGGTTTACAATCTGCACGCCAGCCTGAACAACTGGCACCTGCTGCGCCAGCAGAGAAAACAGATGGCGCACAAGACCAAATTACACAATTCTGATAATTCAGCCGCTTTTGCCAGCAGGCACGGGCGGCGTTCTCATGTATTCAAATCTGACTGGTACCAGCATCCCCCATGCACTGAAGAACAGGCCGAATGGCTGATTCAGTGTTACGGCAGGCGCGGATACGAGGTTAAGAAAGCCCTCAGCCTCGATTATCGTCACTGGATAATCTCTGTCAGGCTCCCTTATTCCGAACGTCCACCGCGTCCATCCCGCACATACCAGCAACGTATCTGGAGGTAACGTGCGGGTATTACTTCGACCTGTTCTGGTACCGGAACTCGGGCTGGTGGTCCTTAATCCGGGCCGTGAATCCATGCCGGTATTTTACAATACCCGGGTGTTGGTGGAGCCGGAACCGAAAAACATGCGGGCGCTGCCATCAGGAGAGGTTCCCGCTGTTCGCCAGCCGCTGGCGCAAGACAAATCGTTACTGCCATTTTTCAGCGATGAGCGGGTGATCCGTGCTGTAGGTGGTGCAGGCGCACTGTCTGACTGGCTATTACGTCACGTGAAATCCTGCCAGTGGCCACACGGCGATTATCATCACAGCGAAACCGTCATACATCGTTACGGTACTGGCGCGATGGTGTTGTGCTGGCACTGCGACAACCAGCTGCGGGAGCAGACATCTGATTCACTGGAGCAACTTGCTCAGCAGAATCTGGCTGCCTGGATGATTGACGTCATACGTCACGCAATGAATGGCACACAAGAGCGGGAATTATCGCTGGCTGAATTATCCTGGTGGGCGGTCTGCAATCAGGTGGCGGACGCGCTACCGGAGGCAGTATTACGTCGCTCTCTGGGATTACGTGCGGAAAAAATCCACTCGGTGTATCGCGAAAGTGACATCGTACCGGGAGAGCAGAGCGCCACCAGCATACTGAAGCAGCGCACAAAAAATCTTGCGCCGTTGCCTCATGTCCACCAGCAACAAATCCCGCCACAGGAAAAGACGGTGGTCAGCATTGCCGTTGATCCGGAGTCTCCTGAATCTTTCATGAGGCGACCTAAACGTCGCCGTTGGGTAAATGAGAAATATACGCGCTGGGTGAAGACACAGCCGTGTGCGTGTTGTGGTCAACCAGCCGACGACCCCCATCACCTGATTGGTCACGGTCAGGGTGGAATGGGAACAAAGGCCCACGATATTTTTACGTTACCGTTGTGTCGTAAACATCATAACGAGCTTCATGCAGATCCGTTGGCGTTCGAAGAAAAGCATGGTTCTCAGGTTGATTTAATTTTTCGTTTTCTTGATCACGCCTTTGCAACCGGCGTGCTTGGATAAAAGAGGTTACTGATGGGGATAGAATTTGTTTTGCCTTACCCGCCGACGGTGAATACCTACTGGCGTCGTCGTGGCAGCACATATTTTGTATCAAAAGCAGGGGAGCGTTATCGCCGGGATGTGGCGCTTATTGTTCGCCAGCAGCGACTGAAATTAAATCTGTCCGGAAGGCTGGCAATAAAAATTATTGCAGAGCCGCCGGATAAGCGCCGTCGTGACCTGGACAATATTCTGAAAGCACCACTGGATGCACTGACACATGCGGGACTGATTATCGACGATGAGCAGTTTGATGAAGTTAATATTATGCGCGGTCAGGTTATTCCCGGTGGTCGGCTGGGGATAAAAATCACAGAACTGGAGTGCGCATGAATAACCAGTATTTACAGTTTGTGCGTGAGCAGCTCACGATCGCCACCGCTGATTTGAGTGGAGCAACAAAAGGTCAGCTTGAAGCCTGGCAGGAGAATGCCATGTTCAATACAGGGCGTTACAGACGTAAAAAAATCCGGTGCCGCGATAAGGTCACTGGAAAAATAGTAACGCTGGATAATCCACCGATCCCGGGAAAGCAATCGCTGGTGAAAGGTTCATCAATTGCCCTGGTCAGTCCGGTTGAGTTTTCGACATCATCATGGCGACGCGCCGTTCTGTCTCTTGAAGAACATCATAAAGCCTGGCTGCTGTGGTGTTACAGCGGTAGCATTTGCTGGGAGCATCAGATCGCGATAACGCAGTGGGCGTGGACTGAATTTAATGCTCAATCCGGTACCAGAAAAATTGCAGGAAAAACTCTGGTGCGCCTGAAGACGTTGATCTGGTTGGCGGCGCAGGCGGTAAAAGCTGAGCTTTTTGGTGGGGAAGGTTACGAATACCAGGAACTGGCGTTACTGGTGGGAGTAACAACCAAAAACTGGTCCAAGACATTTACTGGTCACTGGGTTGCAATGAAACACATTTTTCATCGGCTGGATGGTGAAGCTTTATTGTTGGTGGAGGGAACACGTTCAAAACAAAAGGCGGCATTTTCATAGCAAAGTATTGCAAAAGTAGATAAAAAGGCATATATTTCGTGTGAGTCTGATATTTTGCCGTTTTTATACGTGATGGCAAAGCTAGTAAAACCCGTGACCGAGCGGGTTTTTTTATCCCTAAAAAATGGCATAGACATTAAACGTGATGATGATTGTGCCAATACTTTCTCCATCAATGACGCCCCTTGACTGCATGGAATCCAATTTGTTATGTAATATGTGTTGATATTTTTGAGTTGTTAATGGTGTTACTATGGATGACAGTGCTCTGCTCAGAAACTCTTCACTTTTTGTTGCTTATATGGGCTGTCTAGGATGGGGAAGCGCTTATTTCTATGGATGGGGTACTTCATTTTACTATGGCTTTCCATGGTGGGTTGTCGGGGCTGGTGTCGATGATGTAGCACGAAGTTTGTTTTATGCTGTGACAGTTATCGTTATATTCCTTATTGGATGGGGAGTTGGTATTGTTTTCTTTTTGGGCATAAAACAAAAGCGCAATATACAAAATTTGAGTTTTATCCGGCTTTTTCTCGCGATATTGCTGCTTTTTATTCCACCTGTTCTGGAGTTTTCGGTAATTCATCAGCATGTTGAGCCAGATGTACTGATTTTCTGCATTCTTGCTGCCTTTACAATCACGCTTTTTGTCAGGTTTGGAAGAAGACTTGTTTCAGTCAAATGTTTTTCGGAAATGTCTTTTATTCGTCATCACCGAATTGAGTTCATGATGGCTGGGTTTATGATTTATTTCTGGGCATTCTCTCTTATTGCCGGTTGGTACAAACCACAGTTTAAGAGGGAATATCAGGCGATCCACTATGAGAATGTATGGTATTACATTATTGCGCGTTATGATGATCGTCTGGTGTTATCGAAATCATACAGGAGTGGGGGTAAGAAATTCGTTATATTTAATAGCGGAAATATTAATGATTTTGAAATTAATACAGTCAGAGTGCGTTAAAATTTCTTGAGTAACAAAGATTTTTACCGCCCGCCATTGAGAGGTTTTTTATGCCAGAAAAATGGTTCGGTACATAAAATGTGCAGGTGGTTATTAATACCGGTCTTTCAGCTTGCTGGCTTTTTCGACAAGAGTTATTGGTATGTCACGTTAACCAATAAAGAGAAAAAGACATGCTAAAACAGCAGGATATGACCGAAACAGCCAGAGTGGTGTTTAATGAATTAAGCGTCACTGAACCGGCAACAGTTGGGGAAATTGCGCAGAATACTTACCTTTCACGCGAACGCTGTCAGTTAATACTGACCCAGCTTGTTATGGCGGGTCTGGCAGATTATCAGTTCGGTTGTTACAGACGCCTTCCGCAGTGAAGGTTTTTTCATTTGTGGTAATGGGCGGCTGGTGGGTGTTAGCGGCACCTGCCAGCCATCTGCTCATGCGTTAGGGTCACAAGCAAACCTCAGGCCCATCTGCTTTGCGCAAAAGCGGTATGAGCCTATCAGAGAAGTGCTTATTGATCTATGGTTGATACTGTAAAAATATCCAGTTGTGAGTTAATCAACGCTGATTGCCTGGAATTTATCCAGACCTTACCGGAAAACTCTGTCGATCTGATAGTCACAGACCCGCCATACTTTAAAGTGAAGCCCGAGGGCTGGGATAACCAGTGGAAGGGCGACGATGATTACCTGAAATGGCTGGATCAGTGTCTGGCTCAGTTCTGGCGGGTACTGAAACCTGCCGGAAGTCTCTACCTGTTCTGTGGTCATCGCCTGGCATCTGACACCGAAATCATGATGCGTGAGCGCTTTAATGTGCTGAACCACATTATCTGGGCGAAGCCATCCGGACGCTGGAACGGGTGCAACAAAGAAAGCCTGCGGGCGTATTTCCCGGCAACAGAGCGCATTCTGTTTGCCGAACATTATCAGGGGCCATACCAGCCAAAAAATGATGGCTATGCGGCAAAGGAGCGCGAGCTTAAACAACACGTCATGGCCCCGCTGATTTCTTACTTCCGTGATGCGCGTGAATCACTGGGGATAACGTCCAAACAGATAGCGGAAGCCACCGGAAAGAAAAACATGGTGTCGCACTGGTTTGGTACCTGTCAGTGGCAGTTACCGAACGAAGCTGATTACAGAAAACTGCAGGCGCTGTTCGCGTGTGTTGCAGAAGAAAAGCACCAGCGTGGGGAGCTGGCAACGCCACACCAGCAACTGGTCAGCACATACAGTGAACTGAACCGGCAATATGCCAGTCTGCTTGAGGAATACAAATCTCTGCGGCGTTATTTTTCTGTATCGGCCGCCGTTCCTTATACGGACGTCTGGACGCATAAGCCCGTGCAGTATTATCCGGGTAAGCATCCCTGCGAAAAACCGGCGGATATGTTGCGTCAGATAATTTCTGCCAGCAGTCGTCCGGGGGATGTGGTTGCGGATTTTTTTATGGGATCGGGGGCAACAATAAAAGCAGCAATGGGATTGGGGCGTCGCACGATTGGGGTTGAACTTGAGTCCGGGCGTTTTGAACAAACAGTTGGTGAAATATTGGTGCTGAACGATAAATTGCGAAATGCACAATTAGATAAGAACAGGAGCTAATCCTCGATTAATATCTAAGCCAAGCAGGATGCTAGGAAGTTCTGATATATTCTGATCGTTTTTCGATGCTTTAAAATGATTTGTGCTGGTTGCGAAAGCACGTGGTCGGGCACTGCGTTCACGCATCTGGAGGGTGTGAAGCCAGCTTTTTTGTGTGTATTCAGATGGCGTTCTGATTCTATAACGAGTTACGTGGACATCAGGGATGGAGAGAATAGGAACGCCATCTTAATACATTTTCCCCGTTTATTTGATATATCTTCCGGATAAGGGATTAGGTCTGGTTTTTTATGTCATTCAATAACGCTCTTCTATACTGTATACAATACTTTATCCTGGCAGTGTGTTTAAAACCTGAACTTATCCTTTGTTTCGTTTATAGACAGAAGGGCTAATGTCGACTTATCATCAGCAGGATGGCAATAGATGTGTAAGTAGCTGGTCACCAGCTATACTTCAGTGGTACTTCTGAGTGCTTCTCTCCGTGAAATGATTATCATCCAGATGGCAGGAGTAGAGTGAATATTGATGATATTTCCAGGTGCTCCAGCTTGTTGCAGCGTATTGAGGATGTTAATGCTGAACGAGCCAGGGCCTTTAGTCGTTTGACAGTTATATTTTCTACCCCTGATCGCCTTTCAGGAAAGAACATTGTTTTATTAAACAGTGATGCCATCCATAAGGTTTTTGAAGAGTTCATGGCTGCTAATTCAGAATTGCTGGCTCTTGTTGAGGAATACAACGAGATAGCCAGCCGTGTCGGTATGGATGAATTCAACGTCATACTTCGTGGATAAAAACATGCTTCATATTTTCTGTTAGCTCGCTACTGCGAGCTTTTTTGTATCTGAGCCACATCAGGCGCACATCAAAAACACAGAGCCTTTCAGGGCGGGGAGGGGGCTCTTGCCGTTACACCGTAATGCAAAATAACAGCATACAAAAGGTATCGGTGATGGTTGTTATTGGTGTGGTTTATTAAAAAAGTGTAAGAAAATTATGAGCGTTGTAGTTGAACAAAATGGTGAAATTGTATGAGCTCGGCATAATGAAAGTTCTGAAGGTATTGCCTGCACACGCTGTGTAAAGGACGGCACGCAACTGCGACTCGTTGCCGTCCTTGAGGACGCATTTACTCAGGCTAAAGGCGAGTTGCTATGCTGGGATGACGGAAATGGAGTGCCGAATAGCTGCACTTCCGCCTCCTAAATCAATTGTAATATTCCAGTAACCTGAATGCGGTACATGAAGGTGGGCCGGTAATCTCTGAAAAAAACCGCCACCACCGTGATGATGAAAGCTTCTTGCGTTGCGGTAGTTATTAAAGTTTGTATCTGTCATCAGCAAAATATTGCACTGATGAGAGCAGTCAACCACTACCGTATCTCCTGCATTTAAATGCATTCTTTTATGTAAAAACTGCATGTGATTTCCCTGATCAGAGGTAATCAGCCATCCCTCTTTCTCTATGATGAGCCAGCGTCCCACCACTGGCGGGCTGAATGCTTAACATATCCAGGGTTCAGAAAACGGTAAACCCTGATAAATATCCATATCTTCAAACGTTAATAAAATGTCAGTTACGGGGCCGCTGATGGTCCTTTTTATTTACAGGAGAATAAATATGTCTGAACCCTTATCCGGTTCCAGCACTGCTGTGGCGCTCGGCGGGGCGACGGTATTCGGGCTGTTTACCGGGACGGATTTCGGGATTGTGTTTGGCGCGTTTGCCGGGGCGTTGTTTGTGGCCACGATGCCACAGGTGATTTCTGTCTGGCGTGTGGCGGCGCATTTTCTGGTGTCGTTCATTGTTGGCGTGCTGGGGGCGGATGTCCTTGCGTCCTGGCTGGTCGAAAAATTGAATCTCCACAGCACATCTCTCGACGCGCTTTGTGCGGTACTGGTATCGGTGGTGTCGGTGAAGATTCTCTCATTCATCCACCAGCAGGATATCGCATCGCTGGTATCCGGGCTGTTCTCCCGTCTGCGGGGTGGAGGCGGTAATGTTAAGTAACCTTCCCGGATTACTGAATGTGGTGTTAAGCACGGTTATCGTGCTGACGCTCTTTTTTTATCGTCGTGGTGAGTCGAGACATAAACCGCTGATGTCGTGGCTGGCCTGGCTGCTGATGCTGCTTTATGCCTTTGCGCCGCTTTGTTATCTGTGTGGTCGCTTTCCACCCGGTAACTGGCTGGTCGTCCTGATTAACCTGGTGTTCTGCGTGCTGGTGATACGAGCACGCGGGAACGTATCAAAAATCCTTGTATTACGAAGGCGCTGATATGAAGTCGAAAGATGAAATTTTTGACGAAATTCTGGGAAAAGAGGGCGGTTACGTCAATCACCCGGATGATAAAGGTGGTCCGACTAAATGGGGCATCACTGAAAAAGTTGCCCGTGCACACGGTTATCAGGGCGATATGCGTGACCTGACGCGTGGGCAGGCGCTGGAAATACTCGAGGCGGACTACTGGTACGGACCACGATTCGACCAGGTTGAGGACCTGTCTCCGGATATTGCCGCAGAGTTGTGCGATACGGGCGTGAACATGGGGCCAACTGTGGCGTCCAGAATGCTTCAGCGCTGGCTGAACGTTTTCAACCTGCGCGGGAAACTCTATCCGGATATGGATGCTGATGGACGCATCGGGCCGCGTACTCTTAATGCATTACGGGCATATCTGAAAAATCGCAGCAGGGATGGTGAACTGGTACTGGTGAAAGCCCTGAACTGTACGCAGGGCGAGCGTTATCTGGAGCTGGCAGAGAAACGCGAGGCCAATGAGTCGTTTGTCTATGGCTGGATGAAAGAGCGCGTGGTGGTTTAAAAACTGACACTGAAGTGCTGAACACCCTCAACTCATGCAGGCTCTTTTCTGGGGCTACGATGAGCGAAAGTAAGGGGCATAGCATCAGATAGCAAAAACCCCGGCTGCGGTAACAGTCCGGGGTTTTCTGTTTCTGGCCTTGGGTAAGGCAAAGGAGAACATGAGGAAGTATAAACTAATTCTGTTGAGGTTGACTATGAAAAACGGCCTTGAATTGAAAGCGCCTGTAACTGATGACATCAGCAGAGCGGTGGCTTTTGCCATTAAGTGGGTGGCGGTCGGTATCGCTGTGTCTCCGATGCTGTATGGGATGGCAAAATTGCTCATTGCTGTGAAATCGTAAGTGGGGCAGGGGTAAATATGTCAGATAGCATTATAAAACTGGCGCGAATTCTCTGTGTGGTTGTTGGCCTTTCATTTTCAGCAATGTTGGTTGCCATTTTCATTTCCACCGCCTGGCGAGTATTGAGCTTATCCGGATTGATTGGTGGATAGTGAGATGAAGCGAAAACACTGGACACACAGAATGCCGCGAACGGCGGCGAAATGGGCACTGGTAGCGATACTGGTGCCTTTTTTCCTGGTGGGATGCGTCAGCCTGGATAAGGCGCGCCAGCTTTTCGATACAGCTTCTCAGGTCTGTGAAATTGTCGACGGTGTTCGGCAGTGTATGCAGAACTGATCGCCTGTAAGAGCAGAATATTGTTGAATCTAAATTTACTTTGAACAGTGGCCCGGATGGAAAGGGCATCTAAATAGGAGCAGAAAAATGTTAACTGTAAAAGTCATGTCTCAAAATGGTGGGGAAGAGATCCATTGCGGGCGTAGCATTGGCTATCATCCTGAGCAGCGGAGTATTGCCGTATCGGGAAAGGATGGGAAAGTCATTCTGAAAGATGGAGATATTGCTTATGTAATGAACCAAAACGCTCAAATAATATCTGTTTATCGGCCCAATAATAGTCAGAAAAACATTTGAATTTCGCAAGGCCAAAGTTCAGTGGTGATCGTTATCAACTAATTGAAATAACAAGCTTATGTTTGTGTAATTGGTGATATAGCATGTTAATGCTGAATATCAGCGTCAACATGGAGTTATACAATGGTTTTTAAACACTATTACGTGAACAAAAATGCTCAGAGCAATGGCGATCATGAGGTGCATGCTGAGGAATGTTCATATCTTCCTGCTGTAGCTAACCGCGATTACCTTGGTTACTATAGTGATTGTTCTTCGGCGGTAACAGAGGCAAAGGCCAAAGGATATTCCCGGGTGAATGGTTGCTATTGGTGTGCCAATAAGTGCCACACGTCTTAATCAATTGTCAATAAACCATAAAGGCCGCTCTGCGGCCTTTTTCATGTTAAAAAAGATTGCGGCATTACAGCAGCCCTTCACTCTAAGGGGCTGCTGTAATGTGAGAAATAAAAAACCGGTCCAGCTACACAGAACCGGCCGGCGAAGACCGCCAATACCACCCATGCATTGATGCAACATACTAATGACAATAGCCGCTATTGATGTAAATGCAATGTTATGCATCGACGAAAATAAAAAACCGGCAGGGGAAATCCATTGAAGATTTGCCGGTGGCAAAAGAGGGCCATGCTTTTAACCTTAGTCGCAGAGTTACGGAGTGCAACAACGACCGTCGCCGTTATCTTGCTGAAAGGCGTTTCAATGATTTTCATCAATTTATTCATCAGCAATGGTGATAATCACTCTCATTTGTGCGGGTCCTTCCGGTGGGGTGGCCTGCCACGGGGCGGCGACCTCGCGGGTTTTCGCTATTTACGAGTTTTTTTGAGGTGATGGTTGTTGTTTTATCGTTTGATATATCTACTTGATAAGTAATAAGAAAGAAAAATAAACACAACAACCTGATGATCTTTCTTATACGAAAAAGCATGTAAAATCAGAGGGTTTTACAAAAAACGTGGTTGTTGTATTGCTTTTTTGCCGGTGGTTTATGGAGGGGCTGTGGCCTTTTTATTGAATAAAAGCGACATGGCCTCCTCCATCGGTATCTCTGTACAGGCATTTGATAAATGGGGTGTTCCTCCTGTTGAGCGCCGGGGGAGAGAGGTTTTCTATGACGTTAAAACTGTACTGGAGATAGATCGCGAGCGACGTCAACAAAACCAGAAATCTTCAGGTGGTGAAAATGATCTTGAGGAAAGGCTACTTCAGGCCAGGGTTAACCTGACGGAAGAACAGGCTATTGCTCAGCGGTTAAAAAACCAGGTTGCAGAGCATAAGGTGATTGATACAGCTTTCTCTATTTTTGCCCTGTCCCGGTTATCCGGAGAACTGGCATCTGTTTTGGACAGTATTCCGCTTTCGATGCAAAGAAAATTCCCTGAATTGACAGGCAGACAATTGGCTTATCTAAAAGAGCTGGTTGCGAAGGGGGCTAATAAATGCGTTGAGTCTGCTGAAAAAATGAAGGAATTTGCGGATGAGTATTACAGAAATACAGATGAATAATTTCGTATTGGCAGTGAAGGCGGGTCTCTCAGTCCTGAAAAGACCATTGCCAATGACCCCCGTTGAATGGGCGGATGCCAATTACTATCTCCCGAAAGAATCCGCATACCAGGAAGGGCGCTGGGAAACACTGCCCTTTCAGCGGGCCATCATGAATGCGATGGGCAGCGACTACATCCGTGAGGTGAATGTGGTGAAGTCTGCCCGTGTTGGTTATTCCAAAATGCTGCTGGGTGTTTATGCCTACTTCATAGAGCATAAGCAGCGCAACACCCTTATCTGGTTGCCGACGGATGGTGATGCCGAGAACTTTATGAAAACCCACGTTGAGCCGACTATTCGTGATATTCCGTCGCTGCTGGCGCTGGCCCCGTGGTATGGCAAAAAGCACCGGGATAACACGCTCACCATGAAGCGTTTCACCAATGGGCGTGGCTTCTGGTGCCTGGGCGGTAAAGCGGCAAAAAACTACCGTGAAAAGTCAGTGGATGTGGCGGGTTATGATGAACTTGCTGCCTTTGATGAGGATATTGAACAGGAAGGCTCTCCGACGTTCCTTGGCGACAAACGTATTGAAGGCTCGGTCTGGCCAAAGTCCATCCGTGGCTCCACGCCAAAAGTGAGAGGCACCTGTCAGATTGAGCGTGCAGCCAGTGAATCCCCGCATTTTATGCGTTTTCATGTTGCCTGCCCGCACTGCGGGGAGGAGCAGTATCTTAAATTTGGCGACAAAGAGACGCCGTTTGGCCTCAAATGGACGCCGGATGACCCCTCCAGCGTGTTTTATCTCTGCGAGCATAATGCCTGCGTCATCCGCCAGCAGGAGCTGGACTTTACTGATGCCCGTTATATCTGCGAAAAGACCGGGATCTGGACCCGTGATGGCATTCTCTGGTTTTCGTCATCCGGTGAAGAGATTGAGCCGCCGGACAGTGTGACCTTTCACATCTGGACGGCGTACAGCCCGTTCACCACCTGGGTGCAGATTGTCAAAGACTGGATGAAGACGAAAGGGGATACGGGAAAACGTAAAACCTTCGTGAACACCACGCTCGGTGAGACATGGGAAGCGAAAATTGGCGAACGTCCGGATGCTGAGGTGATGGCGGAGCGGAAAGAGCATTATTCAGCGCCCGTTCCTGACCGTGTGGCTTACCTGACCGCCGGTATCGACTCCCAGCTGGACCGCTACGAAATGCGCGTATGGGGATGGGGGCCGGGTGAGGAAAGCTGGCTGATTGACCGGCAGATTATTATGGGCCGCCACGACGATGAACAGACGCTGCTGCGTGTGGATGAGGCCATCAATAAAACCTATACCCGCCGGAATGGTGCAGAAATGTCGGTATCCCGTATCTGCTGGGATACTGGCGGGATTGACCCGACCATTGTGTATGAACGCTCGAAAAAGCATGGGCTGTTCCGGGTGATCCCCATTAAAGGGGCATCCGTCTACGGAAAGCCGGTGGCCAGCATGCCACGTAAGCGAAACAAAAACGGGGTTTACCTTACCGAAATCGGTACGGATACCGCGAAAGAGCAGATTTATAACCGCTTCACACTGACGCCGGAAGGGGATGAACCGCTTCCCGGTGCCGTTCACTTCCCGAATAACCCGGATATTTTTGATCTGACCGAAGCGCAGCAGCTGACTGCTGAAGAGCAGGTCGAAAAATGGGTGGATGGCAGGAAAAAAATACTGTGGGACAGCAAAAAGCGACGCAATGAGGCGCTCGACTGCTTCGTTTATGCGCTGGCGGCGCTGCGCATCAGTATTTCCCGCTGGCAGCTGGATCTCAGTGCACTGCTGGCGAGCCTGCAGGAAGAGGATGGTGCAGCAACCAACAAGAAAACACTGGCAGATTACGCCCGTGCCTTATCCGGAGAGGATGAATGACGCGACAGGAAGAACTTGCCGCTGCCCGTGCGGCACTGCATGACCTGATGACAGGAAAACGGGTGGCAACGGTACAGAAAGACGGACGGCGAGTGGAGTTTACGGCCACTTCCGTGTCTGACCTGAAAAAATACATTGCGGAGCTGGAAGTGCAGACCGGCATGACACAGCGACGCAGGGGACCTGCAGGATTTTATGTATGAAAACGTCCACCATTCCCACCCTTCTGGGGCCGGACGGCATGACATCACTGCGTGAATATGCCGGTTATCACGGCGGTGGCAGCGGATTTGGTGGGCAGTTGCGGGCGTGGAACCCACCGAGTGAAAGTGTGGATGCAGCCCTGCTGCCCAACTTTACCCGTGGCAATGCCCGCGCAGACGATCTGGTACGCAATAACGGCTATGCTGCCAACGCCATCCAGCTGCATCAGGATCATATCGTCGGGTCTTTTTTCCGGCTCAGTCATCGCCCAAGCTGGCGCTATCTGGGCATCGGGGAGGAAGAAGCCCGTGCCTTTTCCCGCGAGGTTGAAGCGGCATGGAAAGAGTTTGCCGAGGACGACTGTTGCTGCATTGACGTTGAGCGAAAACGCACGTTCACCATGATGATTCGGGAAGGTGTGGCCATGCATGCCTTTAACGGTGAACTGTTCGTTCAGGCCTCCTGGGATACCAGCCCGTCGCGACTGTTCCGGACACAGTTCCGGATGGTCAGTCCGAAGCGTATCAGCAACCCGAACAATACCGGCGACAGCCGGAACTGCCGTGCCGGTGTGCAGATTAATGACAGCGGTGCGGCGCTGGGATATTACGTCAGCGAGGACGGCTATCCTGGCTGGATGCCGCAGAAATGGACATGGATACCCCGTGAGTTACCCGGCGGGCGCGCCTCGTTCATTCACGTTTTTGAACCCGTGGAGGACGGGCAGACCCGCGGTGCAAATGTGTTTTACAGCGTGATGGAGCAGATGAAGATGCTCGACACGCTGCAGAACACGCAGCTGCAGAGCGCCATTGTGAAGGCGATGTATGCCGCCACCATTGAGAGTGAGCTGGATACGCAGTCAGCGATGGATTTTATTCTGGGCGCGAACAGTCAGGAGCAGCGGGAAAGGCTGACCGGCTGGATTGGTGAAATTGCCGCGTATTACGCCGCAGCACCGGTCCGGCTGGGAGGCGCAAAAGTGCCTCACCTGATGCCGGGGGACTCACTGAACCTGCAGACGGCTCAGGACACGGATAACGGCTACTCCGTGTTTGAGCAGTCACTGTTGCGGTATATCGCTGCCGGGCTGGGTGTCTCGTATGAGCAGCTTTCCCGGAATTACGCCCAGATGAGCTACTCCACGGCACGGGCCAGTGCGAACGAGTCGTGGGCGTACTTTATGGGGCGGCGAAAATTCGTCGCATCCCGTCAGGCGAGCCAGATGTTTCTGTGCTGGCTGGAAGAGGCCATC